TGAGGAAGATGCGGAAGTGAAAGTTGAAAGTGAAAAAAGAATTAGAGGAAGACCTAAAAAGAACAGTTAAATTATTTAAAAAAATCGCCTTAGTTTTAAAGCCACCACCAAAATTAACAATTGATACTTGGGCAGATATGTATAGAGTTTTATCAACTAAAAGCTCAGCAATTCCGGGAAAATGGAAAACTGACAGAGTACCATTTCAAAGAGAAGTAATGAGGGCAATTTCTGATAAAAATACAGAAAAAGTTGTGATGATGTATGGAGCTCAGTTATCAAAAACAGAAATTCTTATGAATACTGTTGGATATTTTATGGACTACGAACCTTCTCCGATTATGTTTTTAATGCCCACGAAAGATATGGCGGCTGATTTTTCAACAACAAGGCTCAACGACATGATTCAATCAACACCGCAACTTAGGAGCAAAGTAATTGAAAGTGCTGATGCCAGAGATACAAAAAGGCAAAAAGAATTTTCGGGCGGATACATTGTTTTAACTGGGAGTAATTCAGCTTCAGAATTAGCAAGTAGACCAATTAGAGTTTTATTGGCGGACGAAATCGACCGTTTCCCTAGAAGTGCTAAAAAAGATGGAGACCCATTGAATTTAGCAATTGAAAGGGTGAAAACTTGGCCAAACAGTAAAACAGTTTTAACAAGCACACCAACTATCAAAGGTGGGAGCAGGATAGAACTCGAATATGAGAACAGCTCAAAAGACGAGTATTATATTCCTTGTCCAAAATGTGGAGAAATGCAAACTTTGAAATGGGGAAATATTGTTTTTGAAGATGTGTCGCATAAATGCGAAAAATGTATGGAAACTTCAACAGAGTATGAGTGGAAAAGAAACCTAATTAAAGGCGAATGGAGAAGTACCAATCCTGATGTAGACCCGCATATTTCGAGAGGATTTCATGTATCAGAGTTATATAGCCCATTTACCAAATGGGCTAGCATGATTCGTAAATTCAGAGCGGCAAAAGGCGATGAGCAATTAATGAAAGTGTTTGTCAATACGGCTCTTGGGGAATGCTGGGAAGAAAAAGTTGAAAGATTTGATTTTGAAAAAATACAAGCGAGAGCCGAGGATTATGGAGAATATATAAATGAAGAAGACGGCACGATAAATGATATTGAAATACCTGATAAAGTTACTGTATTAACTGCTGGAGTAGATGTTCAAGACAATAGACTTGAAGTTGAAATTGTTGGATGGGGACCGGGGGAAGAAAGCTGGGGGATTTATTATAAAGTGATTATGGGAAACCCTGCATTGCCGTATGTGTGGAATACGTTGGATGAATTTCTTATGAGAGATTTTGAATATCAGAATGGAGAAAAGATAAGAGTTGCTTGTACTTGTATTGATACAGGTGGACATCATACCGATGATGTTTACAGGTATGTAAAGGCAAGGGAACAACTGAATATATTTGGTATAAAAGGAAGTGGAGAAGCTGGAAGACCCCTTGTTTCACGACCTAGTAAAAACAATAAAGGAGGAATCTCTTTATTTGTGTTGGGAGTTAATACTGGAAAGGATACTATAATGAGCAATCTTAAAGTAACAGAACCAGGAGCTAAATATATGCACTATCCAAATGACCCTAAACGTGGATATGATGAAGTTTATTTCAAGGGGCTTACTTCTGAAATAAAGGTTGTTACATTTAGCAAAGGGCAAGCTAAGATCGAGTGGAAAACAATTGGGGATAAAAGAAATGAGCCTTTGGACATTCGGAATTATGCACAGGCGGCACTAAGAATAGCGAATCCTAACTTAAATATACGGTATTCAACGGATGTACTTAATAATTTTAGGACACAACAAAGAAATGGTGGTAGACGAATAATTCGTAATGGAATATAGGGAGGTAAAAATGTATGGTGTAGAAACTTGTAAAGAAATGATAAATTCATATATTAAGGCTGAAAAGTCTGTATTGTTGGGACAGAGCTATAAAATTGGAAGCAGAGAACTGACTAGGGCAGACTTAACTGAAATTATAAAAGCTAGGCAATTGTGGGAGAATAATTTGGCACTTGCACAGAACAGTGGACGGCGTACACAGTCTGTACAGGTTATAATAAGAGATTTGTAATAGTTAGGAGGTGGAAATGATTGAATTTATTTGACAAGGCAGTAGGGGTATTTAATCCAGAAAAAGCGTTAAAAATGGTTGGAGCAAGAGAAAGGCTAAAGCTGTTTAACCAAAATCAAAAAATAATGAATAAAGGTTACGGAGAACATGGAGCAAGTACCCGTAAAAAATCTTTGAGAGGATGGTTCGCTTCTCTTGGTGGAGTAAAGAACGACATTTATAACTACCGTGAAAAACTTGTGGCTCGTTCTAGAGACTTGTATATGGGAGCACCTCTAGCTAACGGAGCTTTAAATACAATGAAAATGAATGCTGTTGGTTCAGGATTAAAATTAAAATCAAGTATTGATTCGGATATTGTAGATTTATCTGAAGATGAAATAGAAGTGTTAGAAACAAAAATAGAAAAAGAATTTAATTTGTGGAGCAATTCTAAAATAGATCAAACAGGTTTACTTAACTTTTATGAAATTCAAGATTTAGTTTTTTTGACAACGTTGTTAAATGGAGAATGTTTTATTCATTTGAATTATTTTGAAACCCAAGAAAATCCATATAGTTTGAAATTATCTATAATTGAACCTGACAGGGTGAATACTCCGAACAACAAAACGAGCGATACTTCTATTGTTCAGGGAGTACAATTGGACAAAAATGGACGTATTAATGGTTACTATATTCAAGAGCATAATCCAAATGATGAAATTAGAGGTATGAATCAGTATAAATATGTAAAGATGTACGGAAGCGAAAATCAGTTAAATATAATTCATTTGACAACTGCGGAGCGTCCAGGACAAGTGAGGGGTGTACCGATATTAGCTCCTGTAATGGAAAGCTTGAAACAGCTCGACAGATACACGAATGCAGAATTAACGAGTGCAATCATCAGCAGTATGTTTACAATTTTTATTGAATCGGCTGATATACCTCAAACAAATCCAGGGGATTTATCGAACGTCGGACAAAAAGATGCTATAGCAAACGAAGAATCTGGAACGCTGGAGCTTTCAAGCGGTGCAATAGTATCTCTTAACAAGGGTGAAAAAGCGACATCAGTAAATCCGGCAAGACCTAATGCACAATTTGATCCGTTTATGACAGCTATAATACGACAAATCGGAAGCAGCTTGGGTATTCCTTATGAACTTATGATAATGCACTTTACAAGCAGTTATTCAGCAAGCAGGGCGGCTTTATTAGAAGCGTGGAAGACTTTTAGGAAAAAGCGCGAATGGTTTGCAAAAAATTTTTGTCAACTCGTTTATGAAGAGTGGCTAAGAGAGGCTGTTTTGCTTGGAAGAGTAGAAATAAATGATTTTGAAAACGACATTTTAATTAGAAAAGCATACAGTAACGCAATTTGGAGTGGAACTTCACAAGGTCAGTTAGACCCTATAAAAGAAGTTAATGCGGCAATTTTGAGAATAAATGCTGGATTATCCACAAGAAGTCGTGAAACTATTGAATTAAATGGCGGAGATTTTGAGCAAAATATAAAAATACTGGCAAAAGAACAAAAAATAGCAAATGAGAAAGGAGTGATTTTGGATGGGACAATCTATACCGAACCACCAAACAATGAATCAGAGGAATAAAACTATATGGAATTTAGTCAAAAACGATGATAAAAGTGCTGAATTAATGCTTTATGGAGATATAGCTGAAAGTTTTTGGGGTGATACCATAAGTGCTAAGGAAGTTGCAGAACATTTGGCTGACTTAGATGTAGAAAATATTAATGTCTATATTAATTCAAATGGCGGAGTAGTTGACACTGCTATTGCAATTAATAATGCTTTGAGAAGGCATAAAGCCAAAGTAACTGTAAATATTGACGGTATTGCAGCAAGTGCGGCTACTTTAATCACGTGTGCTGGAGATACAGTTAGAATGCCTAAAAATGCTTTGTTTATGATACATAACCCTTTAACAATTGCAATGGGGGATTCAGAAGAGATGAGAAAACAGGCAGATGTACTTGAAAAATACAAAAATTCAATAATGGAAACTTATTTGCAAAAAGTTAATATTGATAAAGAAAAATTATCAGAACTTATGGATAATGAAAGCTGGTTAAGTTCTGAAGAAGCGTTGAAATATGGGTTTATTGATGAAATAATCGAAAATGCGGATATTCAAGTTGTGGAAAATAAGGTTATTTCAAACAATATGGTATTTAATATGGCGGAGTTTAAAAACTTTAATGTTGATAAAAATATAAAAAATAATGGAAAAGGAAGTGGGAAAATGACAAAAGATGAAATAAAAGCACAATTTCCTGATATTTATGCTGAAATCATAAACGAAGGGAAAGAAATTGGTATCAAAGAAGAAAGAGGAAATCGAGGATTTAGGTTATAACCACGAAGTAGTTAATAAATCTAAATTTGAAGAGCCTAAAAATGCTAGAGATTTAGCGTTGGAAATTGTAAGTTTAATGAAACGGGAAAATCAAAATAAACTTAACAGGATACAAGATGAAGGGAAACCACTTAACAATATGCCGAAAGGTAATGATGATGGGGTTAATGATGAGCAAAAAGCAGCAAATAAAATTTTAGAATTTTTTAAGAAAGGCGGTAAATAAATATGAAATATGACTATATAAATGAGCCAGATCATTTGATTGTTGGGAAAAAGGAACCGGTTGTAGCAGAACTTGTTTTACAGGTCGGAAAAACTGTGAAAAGAGGAGATATTGTGGATAAAGATGGTGCAATAATAACTGATACTGGAAAAGGGTTCGGAATTGTTACAAGAGCTGCCGATGCAACTGGAGCTCCAACAAAAACAACTGTTTATATTGAAGGGGAATTTAATATTGAAAAAGTAAACTTCGGTACAGCAACAAAAGAAAAAGTAATTGAGTTATGCAGCGACAGAAATATTTATTTAAGAACATTAGGAGGTAAGGAATAACAATGAGCATGAATTTAGATTTGAGTTTAAGAACATTATTTTTAGTAACAGAGGCAATGCCGAGACCAAGAACATTTTTGTTTGATACGTTTTTTGCAAATAGGGAAAATTTAGATACTGAAACGGTGACTATTGAATTTAAAAATGGTAGAAGATTGATGGCTCCATTTGTCGATAGATATGTTGACGGAGAGGAAATGCCAAAAGATACCTTTTCAGGAAGAACATTTAAACCTTATGCAGTTGCTCCTAAAAAGACGTTTCACGCAGATGAGCTAACCTTTGAAAGATTACCAGGAGAAAATCCGTTTTCACAAAGTGATCCTGATACAAAAAGACAGAAAAAAATTGCCGAAACTTTGCAGGAACAAAGCGAACAGATTGCAAGACGTTGGGAAGCGATGGCGGCTGAAACATTATATAAATTACAAACCACAATCGACGGAGAAGGAATATCAGACACAATCAAATATTATGATAACTCTTCTACGGAACATCATACAACCGTCGCTTCAACTTGGGACAATGCTAATTCTGACCCAATTAAAGATATAAAGGCTGTATTAAGCGAAATTAATAAAGCTGGAGGAACTAGACCAGAAGCCATAATTCTTGACCCATTGGCTGCGGAATTATTTATTAATAATAAAGCTGTACAAAATATGATGAATCTTAGAAATGCTTATTTTGGGGATATAAGACCTGAAGTTGAGGGTGTAAATGGTGCAAGTTATATTGGCACATTGACTGGATTGGGAATTGATGTTTTTGAATATCAGGAATATTACGATTATGTGGATAAAGCTACAAAACAAACTAAGACAAAAGCAATTATTCCAGATTACACAGCTTTATTTGCACCGAAAGGTAACTTAGTAAAATTTGGAGCTGTAAGTACAATTAAAGATGGACTTTTGGAAGGGGATTTAATCCCTAGAACCTACACAAAGGAAGAAAATGATACTATCACAATCCGTACAATGTCAAAACCAGTAACAATTCCTTCGAACACAAAATCATTGAAAGTTCTAAAAGTTAAGTAGGTGATGGTTGATGGCAATATATATAGTTAAAGAATCGTTTATTTATGACGGAAAAATACAAAATATCGGCGAAGAAGTTCAAATACTGGAAAAAGATGTGATTGAAAATTGTATCAATAGAGGACTGATAGAGAAAAAAGACAGTAAAAAAGCAGACACAAATGACATTCCTGAAGAAACAGGAGTGTCAGATTCTGAATCTAAATCAGATAAAAATAAGAAAAAGTAGGTAAAAAGAATGAATTTTAAAGATATTTTAGAAAATGAT